GTCAAGCAGAAGCTGCTCACCTACAGCGTGATGCACACCCTCATCCACGAGTTCATCCACCTCCGTCATCGCGGCCTCAAACACGGCAAGGAGTTTGAGCGCCTCATCACCTGGGGCATGACCAGGCTCGGCCTCAAGGACGGCTACTGGCTCTGACCACCACCAGAGCGGGGGCTGCTGCCCCCGCTCTTTTCTCTTTCAACTCGCACACCCTGTCGGACCACCACCGCGTTCCTGAGATTCAGGACCGGCGCGTCCTTCTGCTTCTGGTATTCGCGCAGCGCCTTGCGCAAGTCGCCTATCAGCTCGCGCACCACCCTGACCTGGGACTCCGCCCCAAGCCCGTCCAGATGGTGGCGCAGCCAGTAGAGCGTCTTGGCCCTGGCGTCCTGGCTGCGCTCCCGAATAGCAATCACCTCGTGTAACGTCATCGTTGGAACCTCACTGCGCGCTTCCAGACTCTTTGGGCCGCGCGGTCTGCGCGCTCCCTCCCCTTCTGGGTAAGCCGGTAACGTGCCTGCCCGTCGCTATCGATGCTGATTTCAACGTGCCCGCTTTTGATCAGCTTGAGCAGCGCTTCGTCCACGGCACACTCGAAATCAGCCGAGGGTTTCTCGTTCATTTGCGCCACCCCAATTTCTTTTCGACCGCCTCACGGGTTGTGCCCTGGCGCTCAAAAAATCTATCCATCAGCTCGCGGATGGAAATCAGTTCATCCTCGGGGCGCGAGCTGCGATCCTCCAACGCCCGGCGCTGATAGCGCTCAGTGGCCTCGCGCCGGTCGGCAACGCGCAGCGCCGCAAGCCGAATCATCCCCACGGGCGGCGGCTCATCGATGCCCATGTCGCGCAGCGCGGTCAGCGCCTCATTCGCGTCGCGGTACTCAACCGAAGCCAAGGCATCAACCCATTCAGCTTGAACGAATGGATCGTCCGGTTGTTTCGACCACAGGGCTTTGGCCCGCATCAGCAGCTTGATTGCTTGTGGCTCGTTCACGTTCGACTGCCTCCTGGTAGCGCTGGCCGAGCCGCTCCATCCCCGGACTCAGGCGGGGCCGAGGGTCAGGCAAGCGCGTGTGGTGCTGGATGGTGTCCGTCCAGCGCTTTTGGTTCAGGTAGGTGCTGGCGTGCGGAATGTGGTCCAGCTCCTTCCCGGCCCAATTCGCGGCGACGCGCTTGGGCACATCCTCCATCGCTAGCCCCTTCTCGGTCGCGTTGAGCTTGCTCCAACACTGCGCTGCGTATTGCTTCCCATCCTTGCGTGGGTACACCCGCCAGAAACCGTCAAAGTCGGCTAACAAAGCGGGACGCGCGCTCGCCCTAGTTGGAGTTACCACTGCTGGTGGATCAGGATTCGTATTCGTATTCGGGATCGTATTCGTATCCGAGAACGTATTCGTATTCGGAGCCGATCCGAGTCTGCAACAATTGCTAGCAAATGTTTGCAAGTCTGCGGCGGTGGCTTGCGGATGCTCGGGGCCAGGATATTTCGATTTCTTGGCCCGGCATTGCTGGTAGTTAAGCCAGGCCGCAAACTCGCCGAGCTGCTTCTCGCCTACCCGGTAGAGCCGCACTGCTCCGGCGTGTGCCAGCTCGACCAGAGCCTCCGCGATCTGCCGGTCGCCTATTCGGTCCAGCATTGCCGCGAAGCAGTGAGCACGCACTACCATCGGCGAGGCGTTGAAGCGGCCATAGTCATCCGCCACGGTGACCAGCCGCCAAAACAGGCGCTCGCCAAAGTCCGAGAGCTGTGCCAGCGTCTCCGATTGCCGCGAGGACTCATGGATCAGTCGGTTCGGCATGAACCCCAACCTCCACCACCAGCCCCGCTATTTGCCGTATCGCTTTAGTGTCGCCTCGGCCCTCCGTACCGCACGCTTCAGCACCCTAAGCGCGGTGCGTCGCGCCTTCATCGTCCGCACCCACTCCTCGTGTCGCATCGTCCCAACAACCTCTGCTCCCCTGCTTTGGTTATCGGACCCTCGGAACTATCAGCGGCACCTCCACCACCCCGAGCGCCTGCAACAGGATCAGGACCAGGATGAGCGCCATCAGCACCCTGACCACCACCCGCACCGGAGCCGGTAGAGGGATCGCCCCCACCAGGTAGTCGATGAGGTAGAACACCAGCCCCACCACCACCAGGTAGATCAGCAACGAAATCAGACCACTTATCGCCATCCGTTCCTCGCCTCCCTTCGTATTAGCGGTATGATCTTGTCATATCGTTTTTGGATCTCCCGCCGCCCATACCAGTAGCCCCAGTACCAGCAGATCGCTCCCGCGATGGCCGAAGCCACGAGCTGCATCATCATGGCGCTCCTCCCGTAACAACATTCCACCACCCACTAGCGCCAGTGCGAGCCAATTGCCAGCACCAGGAACAGCGCGATCAGCATCCACTCGCCCCACGAGATCGATCCAAGCGCTCGCATGATCCGACTCATTGCTGGCGCTCCAGGCCCTGGTCATGAAGCAGCGCCAGTACCGCGTGCTGCTGGATGCGGGTCAGCATCTTCGTGCCGACATCCGCAGAGACCAGCGAACCGGCGAGCGCCGCCTCTTCCGTGATTCGCGCCGCTTCCCGTATCCAGCGCAGCGCCGCGCGTAGCTCGGTGATGCGATGCTCATACTCGGTCAGCTTCCTGGCTTCGTCGGTCATCCGTAGGCCCTCCTCAGATTGGCGGGTATCGCCCCCAGTCCCGTGCTACGGTCATACACAGTCACCCACGATGCGGCGGCGCAGGCTCGGCAAGTAGTGGCCGTCCACCTCCCCGCAGTCACCCGCAACTTCACCCCACATCCGATACATCCCGCCCTACCTCGGTCCCACCGCCGTCCCCGCTGCCGCCGCATCTGACCCCTCTCTCACCTCCCCGCCGCGTCCCACAACCGCTCCACAGTCACCTCTTCCGAAAAGACCTTGCGCTTCTTCCAGACGAAGCGCTCGCGCGCCTGGCGCGCCTCCTCGCGCACGATCTCCGCAAAGGCATGATGAACCAGCCAGGACTCACTGGCGTCCGGGGGGATCTCGACCGCAGGGTTGTGCATCACCCAACCGTCGCGATGCGGAACCTCCAGCCACATGAACCGCTCGCGCTCCGGGTCATCCTCGCCGGGCCAATACTCCTCGGGCGTGATGCCGAAGTGCCAGTCCCGGTACTCGATCAGATCGAGCGCCAGGAGCGCATCGTCATAGGTCAGCATGGCCGCACCCCCCGGTTAGGTCAGTTTCCGAGCTGGTTAGGTCAGTAATTAGGTCAGTAGGGGGTTTTGGGGGGTGGCTCGAAAATCGACAGGTGGCGAAGTGGCTGATTTGTAAGGGGTTTTTTGGTGAGCCGTGGGGGACTTGAACCCCCGACCCTGTGATTAAAAGGCTTACCCAGGCCATTTTCCGCTCCCGTCCAGCTTTGTCCACTAGGATTGCAAAGTGATGTTTTCCCTACGGGCACAAGGACTTCCTGACTTCCATCCTTGTCCACCCGAAATGCATCTCTAGTACGATTTCCATTCTGGTTAGGTCAGTAATTAGGTCAGTGGATTTGGCGTCGCTGCCGCACGCGACGCGATAAATTCGGCCAGCGCCTCTTCCGTGATGCGCATCGTGCGCCGCGACTTGGTGTTCAGGTACACGGCGCGCAACTCACCATCGGCCACCAGCTCGTACACCTTGCTCTTGCACAAGCGCAGGCGCTCCCCTACCTCCTTCGGTCGCAGTGTTTGGGTTTTCATTTTTTCTTCTTCTCCATCCCCTCAAAAATCTTGTCCTCCGGGATGCGGAACTGCTCCCCTACCGCAACCCGAACCCTCGCCACCTTCGCCCTTTCCAGGAATTGCCCGAGCGCCCAGTTGGTCGCCTGATAAAGATGCTGCTCGCGCACCGTGCGCTTGCCCGAGTTCTGAAGCAAGTAGTCGCGCAGCACCATCGCCGCCGAGTCCTCATCGGGGTTCTCATAGCGCCCGGTGCAAAGCGTCAAGATGAATTGGCGGATGCGCTTGCGCTCCGGGGTGCGCGCCACCCAACCCCGCACCACCGCCGCCCGAATCGCGGCGCGGGCGCTGCCCTGTTTGTGCTCGATGAACAGCGCGGCGACCGCCGAGAGCGCCTCCTGGTACTTCTCGTAGATCGCGATCAGCTCCTCGCGGGTGTAAGGGAGCGTGCCCGAGCTTGCCACCCACCCACCTCCAGCGAACCGGGTTAACAGCTTGAGGCCAAGCCGGTCTACCTTTTCGCCATCCGCGATCCAAACCGAGTCCTCGATGGTGCGGCGCACCCCGATGTCGATGTGGTAGGCCATGTCGCGCGGGACGTGGCGCAGCACCCGCATCTGGGCGGTCTTCTGCGAGCGAACGATCGCGTGGAGCCGATGCTGCCCGTTGATGAGATAGCCGTTCTCATCGAACATGATGTGATCGGGATGATCATCCTTGAACTCGCCCTTTTCCATCATCTTCGCCAGGCGCGTGATGGTCGCTTTGCGCAGCGGGCGGTTGGATTTGTTAAGCCGCAGCCAGGTGGTAGCGACCTCGGGCGTCACCTGTACCAGGTCGTACTCGGGCGCGTTTTGCTGCTGCTCGCGCAGCTCGACTGCTGTAGCCATATCAGCCTCCGGGTTTTATCCGCGCAGAATTGTAGGAGCTTTCCACGCCTACCACCACCATCCCTTTCGGGCTACGGGACCGCTCCCCTGGCCCCGCAGCCCGAGGTTTACGCGCTATGACCGATGCGCCTGAAGCGCCGCTCATCGGTCTCGATCATCAGCTTCCAGATGAGCAGCAAATCATAATGCGGCAGCGGCCCATCGTGCCCTCCATCGACCACGCAAAAATCATCCAGCACTTCGTAGAAGCAGTCGCCAATTCGATAATCCACCATCCACCAACAGGTCTGGTCTTCCCCAACCGGCTCAATCTCGCTCACCCCGGCCCGGTCCAGCACATATATGCGCCGAGGTCGGTGTTTGCGCGCTTGCCCGAGCACCATGAATTTGCCGTGCCGCAAGAAATCGGTTTTCTGCACCGGGTTCAGGTGCGCTAGCAACAGGGCGTGCGAGCGTGAGTGTGCTTGCGCGATCATCGCTCGGCCATCGGTATCGGCGTGGTCCCCATTATCCGCGCGGTCTCGCGAAAGTGTTTCTCATCGGTCTCCAGCATCAGCTTCAGCATCAGCAGCCGGTCACAAGTCGGAAAGTAGTGAAAGCGGTTATCGGGGCGAATGCAGAAGCTCTGCAACATCCCGCGACTCAGCTCCACGCCCACCGTGCCGTTGCGATAGAGCCGATAGCGATGCTGGCGTAGGTCGCCTCGGTACTGACGCTGCCACCAACGCCGAGGGCGCGGCGGCTTCGGTGCCACGATGAAGAAGTCGCGCGCCTCCCAGTCCGCGAGCTGCGCTGGAGTCAAATGCTCGCGTAGCAGCTTCTCCCCGCGCCGCTCGCTCACCTCCTCCAGCGGAAACGCCCCGCCCTGGGTGTGGAGGAAGTAATCCGAGAGCCAGCGCGGCAACGCCTGTTGCTGCTGAACCCCCTGGAGCTGGTTCTGCTGAAGCCCCTGCGCAAAGTTGCCGAGCTGCTGCCCGTAGACGTTCTGCACCTGCTGGTAGGCCATCTCGTAGCCGCTACCACCCATGTGCCGCCTCATCCACCCACCATGCGGGGAGCCAGGATGATTTCCTTCGCACGCGGGTTGAACTTCCGAATCACCTCGGCAGGCTCGCGCGGCTGGTCCACCTCGTAGGCCAGCCCGCCCATCTTGATGTGCTCCTCAAACAGCGAGCGCGCTGCGCCGAGCTGCTTACCGTCTGCCGGGTCCCACCGGGTCTCGGTGTCCCCGTATCGATCAAGCTTTCTTAAGACTCCCATCTGTGCCTCCTCGCAAAATCTTCATGAGTGTTTCAAACGCTGCATCGCCCGCCGCAAGCGCGAGCTGTTGCATCTGAAGGTGCTCCCCGCGTATAGCGATGATCTCCGAGCAGAACTCCAAGGTCGCTTCGTCCTCGTTTTCTCCAACCATCTGCACGTGCAGCCTAACTCCATATGTTCTTTCCACGGTGGTCCCCCGACCCTTATGGGCTGTTGCGATTGATGCGGAATGCGAGACTGGAGGCTCCACGATACGCATCAAGGCGACGCCCGAGGCGAGCGGCGATTTCCTGGACTTCGGGGATCTCTTGCCACTTGACCCATCCTCTGCGCACAAACCACTTGCATTCGATTGGGCCGATGCGTGTGCGCGCTGCTCCGCGCGTGCGCAGCTTGAGGTCGCGAAGGACAGCACTTTCGACACGTTCAGCCTCCTCACGTGCCCGGCGTGCCTCAAGGTAACGGGTGACCGTCGCCTTCCAGACCTCATCCTTTGGGTCTATATCGATTGCACCCTGCGGAAGGGGAAATTCATCACGCTCCACCCAGGAGCGAAATTCCCGCTCCGCAGGGAGAAGGTCTTCCCTTATGAACAGATCATCCCGCTCAATCCGTACCACGCAAACCGAGGGCGCATCACCGGACTCGCTCGTACTAAAGAACGACACATAGTCACAATATTCCACATTTGCAACATGAATGTTGTGCTGGCATTGAATCCAATGCGATTCCGATATATTGCCCTCTCTTGCATTAAGATGGGTTCGTAGTTCTCGCGGGCACTTGATTTCGACTATAACGCCCCGCTCCGGCCAGCCATCCAGCGAGCAGCCCATCCATTCGATGGAAGCATGTTCCAGACAAACCGGCGCGGTGAACACGCCGCGATCGCGGCAATACCACTGGCGCGCAACGTCCTCCAGGCGATGGCCCTGGTTGACCGGATGCTCCACCAGCTCGCCGCCTTCGTAATAATCGTGGAACTCGCGGCGCGCCGCGCGGCCCGTCTTCTCTTGCCAGAGCCGATAGGGATCATTCCACGGGTCAGCGAGCAGGATTACCGGCGCGTCGCTCCCGTTGATGTGTTGGTCACGCCACTCGTGCCACGCCTCGGTGTTCTGCACCAGATCATCACGCACCGTGGGGGCCGAACTGATGGCCTGGTCCATGACGATCTTGAGCGAACCCGTTACAGCAGCCGCGCGGCCCTTCTTTGCGCGCAGCTCTCGCACACCCATCCTGGCACCCATACCACCTCCTCATTGTCGTACTGCTGCACAACCACCGACCTGAGCGCGTAGACGTTGCTGCCGTTGCGGGGCGCGACCAGATCATCGTCGCTGTCGATCGGTTCCCCGCAGCCCGAGCATATGAGCGTGCGATCCATCAGTTGAGTCCCATCTTCGCCCGGCGCGCCTGGAAAATTTGCGAGGCGGCTTCAAAGTCGGCGATGGTGAACTCCTCCAGCGAGGCGCGCTTGTACTGGTTACACAAGAGCGACTCCTGGACCTCGGTTGCCTTGCATTGCTCGCGCAGCCAAGCCACCCGCTCCGCATCGATGGCGGGTGCTGGCGGCGCGCTCTTGGGGGCCTGGCGCTTTTTCTGCTCGGGCTGCTTGGGCGACTGCGCGGCCTCAAAGCCCAAGTCATCATCATCCGCACCCGGATCATTGTCGCCGATGTCCTGGGTGAAGATGGCGCTCGCGCCGGTTGCCCCCAGAGTCGCGTCAATCTTGGCACGCTTCACCGCCATCTTGAGGATGGTGTTCCAGGTATCGGGAAGGTCCGGGTTAGGGATGCGCTCGATTTCCTGCTTGGTGATGCGCGGATCGGTATCCACAAACTTAAATCCACAGCCGCCCTTCCTCTTCCAACAGACCCACCCACCCCCGAAATCAGCGCGCCCCTTGATGATGGTGCCATCGGTGCCACACTCGGGGCAGGCACGGCTCCCCTGCCGCCACGCATACTTCGATTCGCGCGTGGAGCACAGCGCCATCCCGCAGTACACGTCGCGCCCGGTCGGAATATGAAACAGGGTGACTGCGGCGTTCACCGTAAGGTGATCACCTTCCAGCCGGTTCTCCAGGACCGGACGCCGCGCGCCCAACTGGAACAGGACGCAGAGCTTCTCGCTGCCCGGCTTGAGCAGGGTGGGCTTGTCGGTGCCCGGCACCTTGCCGTAGTCCACTCCCTGTCGCATCGCGACCTTCATCAATTCGGTGATCTTGTCCAGGCGGAGCTTGATTTCGGGGACAGTCAGCTCGCGGGGGAGCGGCGAGGGCACCGTAGTGATGGAGGCGGGGAGCTGATTGTCGCTGCTAACGACTTCTTCATCCATCATGGAGGTAACAATTCCCTTATTGAAAACTACTGTTTGTTATTGGAACTATGCTTTTTACCATGCTCTACTGGGTTGACGGTGGCGGCCTCCGGGAAGCGTTGATCCCGAAAGACTCCGGGCAGGGGAGCTGTTACCGGAGGCTGGAAGGATTGCGCTCTCGGTTTGGGTCGCCATCGTCCGTGGAATATTGTCACTCGGTCATAGAGTTTTGCAACGCAGTCTGTTATCAGATCGGGTAACTGCTTATGCCTGCTACAAAAATTGATCGAAGGCTGTACGAGTGCCGGAAGTGCGGCTGGCGCTGGCTCGGGCGCAAGAAACCCCGACCACGCCGTTGCGGGCGCTTGTCTTGTCGCAGCGTATTTTGGAATAGCCCTGAAATACATCAAGTTCCAATAGCCGCGCGCATCCTCTACAAGTGCCCAAAATGCTCCAACGTCTGGATCGGCAGAACCAAGAAGATGCCGACCAGGTGCGGAGCCTGCCTCACCGCTTTTCCACAACCCAAGATCGTCAATCCACAGCATCGCAAGGTGTTTCGCAAGCCCGAGGGCGACACCCGCGCCGCCTCCTAGCCTGTTTGCATTAAATTCCATCAAGAAGTAAGCTGTTACAGCAGTTTCCATAGGGTGGAAATCATGAAAGCTCGCCGCATCTCCAGCACTGAAACCCTCGGCTACTGCCACGATTGCCACAACCGGGCGAAGATCGTTGTGAGCTTCGCGCACCGCGATCCGATTCGGCTGTGTGATCGTTGCGGAACCTTTCTGATCATCAATGTCGGCGAGGTGATCAAAAAACCCAACGGCAAGAACGGCAAGAAAGGCAACCATAAAAAGGAAAAACCGTAGATGAGTCCCGAGCTGATCGCAATCCTGGTCACCGCCCTGATTCAGTCCGCGATGCTGTTCGGCATCGGGGTGATGATTTGGCGTATGAGTACCAAGCAGATCGCGGATGATGCCGCGATCTATTTGCAGGGCAAGCAAATCAACGATGTTCTTCGCCAGATGCGCGAGGAAATGAAGAAGTAATCAACCCCCGCTGGAGGGTTAAATCCGGCAAGTCAACCCCGATTCCCAAGGAGGGAATCAAGAATGAAACACCCCACAACTCTAATCCTGGCTGGCATCCTGATGCTGGCCGCAACCGCGTGCTCGCCGGTATTGGAAGCTACCAGGCCCGCACCGACTGACCTATCGCGCTTCACTCCAGGCCAAACCCGCAACTCAGTGGTCGCAGTATTAGGTCCGCCTCTGGGCCAGATAACTCAAGGTGGCGATCCCTGCGATCAATATCGCCTCTACACTGGCGCTCCCAACGCGCTCGCCAAAGGCAGCATCGCGGCGGGCGAAGCCGTCGCCGATGTCTTCACGCTGGGTCTGACCGAGATCATCTTCACCCCGGTCGAGGTCGCGACCCGCAACAAGCAGCACACGGTGACAATCTGCTACGACGAAAGCGGTCACCTCACCACCATCACTGACGGCGGCACGCTCTGATTTCCCAAGGAGGGAACATGAAACAACTCAATCGTCTCTTTGCTATCGCAATTGGCCTGTCGGTAATCGTCCTGGCGGGCGCGCTGCTCTACGGCTGCGCAACCGCTGACCCGCCTGTGGTCAAGGATGGCTGCGCCGTGGACTTGAAACACGTCTGCCAGTGGTCGGTCGATTGGGGCCTTGAGCACGGCACCCTGGCGGACTCGGGCGGCACTGGTCTGCAACTGGACCGGCAGCGCTTGCAGAACCTCTCGGTGCGCCACCTGGAAGTCATAGTCCCATTTACGCATGGCAGCGGCACCCTGCTGCGCTGTGTGGTTGACAGCCAGACTGCCCGCGTGACCGATGCCGGGATCGCCAGCGGCCCGCAGTTCAACGACGCGGACATCGAGCACTTGCGCCAAGCGGGGTTGTGCGGATGACAATCTTACACGCTGCCAATTCTATCGTTCAGCTTTGGACTGAAATGATGAGAACAACATTGATGGTGGGCCTCGCAACTTGCGTAGTGATTTTTGCGTGGCGGAATTGGAGATAATAGGGGGGCTTGCCTTTTGGACGTTCCCCAACCACAAATAGTGGGCAGGAGGCAGTGCTTATGGAGATGGATGCACAAGCGCGGTTATTTGGCTGTGCTCTAGAAACCGTAATGAACGAACCCACCACCTGGGGCTTCGCCCCCGAGGTCCAGGCGCGCTACCTGGCCCACGCCCTGATCCTCTACATGACCGAGGCACCCTTTCTCGGGCGACTGAGGAACGCGAGGAGGGTCAACCGCCTGAACGATCTGCTCGCCAGACACGTTCAGGAGTTCAAGGCCGAATAACCCGAGGGGGCCGCAATGGCCCCCTTTTCAACCCCCCCCGGTCGTTACTTGGGTCCATTGTCTCCGTTTCTGAACAGGCGCGGCTTGTTCATAAACATCCGTATCAGCAGCAGAATTATAACCCCCACCAGAATCGCACAGGGCAGATCGCGCGCACTCTCGCTAAGTAGCGTAAGTATTGCCTGCGCCGCACTCACATTCATTTACCCACCGTCTCGGTTGCGATGCGCCAGTTGTTGGCCCAAGCATCCTTGTGCGGTTTTCCCGGCCTCCAATTACGAACGTAGTAATCCCACCCATCGCTTTGTTTTGTCGGTAGCGGTTTCGGATCGGTCCACAGGAGCATTCGCGCGACGATGCACGCCAGACGGTCATGACCTTCGATAGTACGCCAGACCGTATCGGTGTTGGCGACCACCTCTAAGTTCGCACATACGCCATTCACTACCGCCCCAGCGCTCTTGTGTTGCAGTACACCCTGAACACCGATCTTTTCAAATTGCCAGAAACCACGGGCCGGGCCAGGGCTGGTACTCGGTGCGTTTTGATAACGGGCAGCTAGCAGTGGACCGGATTCCTGCAAAGCGATGGCGAGAAGCAGAGTGCGGGCCTCATCGCTTACCAGCGGCCCCCCGTTCTTGGCGAGGTAGCTCACCGCGTCATCGATTATTTCCAGCAGTTGTGCCGGGGTCATCGGGTGGTGGTGGTCTCCGTCTCAGTGGCAGTGCCCTTAGATGCCGACTTGGTGACAGAGCCACTGGAAGATCCGAAAAAATATTGCAACACCGTGGTCAGCGCGGCGATCTCCGCCCCCAAAATCAATTGCGAGTCAGGCAGCTCCGCGCCGCGCCACACGATGAAACTGATCAGCACCACAAACTGCGCCACGATGATTATCGCCAGCAGGAAGCGGGCGCGGGTATCGAAGCGCAACACCGCTGATTGGTCGGCCTGGTCACTCTCTAGTTTGGGCAATGCGCCACCCATTATATCCTCCTCACCACACATCAGGCGGGATGCCCGCCGTTGAATGCTGCTGGGTCTGCTGGCTCATCAGGATTGCCATCTCGCGCATAGCCAGCGCCTGGAAGCGCTGCGCGCTCTCGACATCGTTGAGCACCGCCACGCAGATGCGCGCGGCGGCTTCGTAGCGAATCAGCGCCTCGGCCTGGGTGGTCCAGAAATTGGTATCGCTGGTGTTCTTGGGCAGCGCCGGGGCAGTCGTATAGCTCAGAGTTATCGGGTAGAAGCCAACCGGGTAGGGCCAGAAGTATATCTGCTGCTGAAACCACGCCCACCAGGTGGGGTAGGTGGTCGGCGGTGAGTAGCGAACTATGTCCCATTCGCGCAGTCGCAGATAGGTGACCTTCTGCATCGCGATGCGGAGGTTCCCGCTCCAGGTCACCTCGACCAGCTTGGGAGCCACGTAATCAAGCGGGGGCACGTACTGGTTCTGGTACGGGACCGTGCTCAATTGCGTATAGAGGGCCGGAGTCGCCGGTCCTACGTTCGCCCACAAACATTGACCATCAACCGTAGTACCGGGGCCGGGGACAAAGATCGGCGGCGCACCGCCTGGTACGCTCGGAAGCGCATATGGAATCGGGGTGAAGGTTGGTCGCGTGGCACCTCCGGTGCCCGCTGTCAGATTGACGAACTGGTATTGGCTATTGTCGCTGGCAACCTCAATGATGGTCGCGCCTTGCGTGTAATAGAGACTGCCGGTTCCCGCGCCACCGGGCGCAGGCGCGTTACCCCAGAACACATCGGTGGAATTGTCCATCTCGGAAAAAAAGAAGGGTTTGCGTTGGAAATACCTGATCGCGTCCTGAATGTAGGTCGGCGCGAACTGCGACATATCGGGGCGATTGAGGTCATCAAGCAGCCGCTGCTGCATGGTCCCGAAGTTGCGGTTATCCGCCTGGGCTAATGTCCATTGCTGGGGCATGGCTTAAAAGAAACGGGGCCTGGCTCCCCGGAACTCAACCGGGGCCGTTGCCGCGCACCGGAGGCTTAACCCACTGCGCCGCATATCCCGGCATACATTCCGGGGACCACGCCCCGAAACCTCGATTACCTACTAACTACTTCCCGCCCTTGAGTACCGTCATGCCCGCAGGATTCGGTTCGCCAGGAGCGGGCGATCCCATTATACCGCTTCCGCTCTCGCTATTGGACGTGGACTCCATATCCGCCGACTGGAGATGCACCGCGAATACCTGGTCATAATCATAGTACGAGCTGGTGGTATCCCGCTGATCGCCAGGCTCGGTTTCATTCGATGGACTCGGGTAGCGAAGACCCTTCTTGTCAGCCATATACTTAATCCTTCTGTGACTTGGTTTTGTACGTCTCGCTGCGCTCCCAACCGCTGCACTCCCAAACCGCGTCGGTCGCATCGGTCACATTGTGCCTCGGCCAGGGGATGTAGGCATCCTTGTCCATGTTCAGCGTGGAGGGATCATCATCATCCGGGTTTGCCGCCGAGGGCGCGTTGCCCGAGACTGGGAGCGGGTTGGTCAGCCGGTCCCGATGGTCTTTGTCCGATGCGTCCATTACCCACTCCTAAATCGAAGCCCAGGTGATAACAAATTGGATAGTCACCGGGCCGACTGCCGAACCCCCCGCCGCTGCCGCCAAGAGCAGCAACTGCGCGGGGGCAGGATAGATGGTACCAAGCGAGCCGCGCACGTTGAAGTCGGCCATCGTCAAGATACCGCCCGCCTGTCCCTTGTTACTCGCAGTGACGTAGTTGACCGGGGTTCCTTGGTTGTCGCGCAATGTCAGCGTGAGGGTGGTACCGAGGATCGGCAAGTCAATCGCCACGCCCGCCAGATAGGTATTCACTGCGATGTTGCAGAGCGGGATGGTGTCGTTCAACGCGAAGGTGGTTGCTGCCGGGATTACCACGCTGCCCTGTGCGCACAGCGGATAGACCCCCGACTTGGCCGGGCTATTGGTTGCGATCAGATTTGAGTTAAAAACTGCCACGTTTCACCACCTCCCACTTACTGCGCGTTGGCCGCGCCGCTGCCCAGCGTGTCAATGTCGATGCCCCAGGTGTCGATGACCTGGACCCCGAAATCGACGCCGTTGAACTGCGATTTGAGAAGCCCCCAGATACTCGATACGCCAATCCCGAGCTGGCGTCCGAAGTCGCGCAACTCTTCCAGCCATAGAAACTTCTGCGTCTCCCCTGATGCCCGCCCGAACGCAAGCATCGCGGCCTGGGCACCGCAGAACAATGCCCGCTTGGTACTGGCTACCGCAGTGCCTGCATTAGCCACTGCATTTGTGCAGCGGGCATTTTCATGCATGAGGGTGCCGTGGTACATGCCAATCGCCTGCCAGAAGACCGGATTATCGCCCACGTCTCCACCAGTCATGGCGGCTTTCTGAATATCCAGCCATTGACCAGTCGAGGTGTTCTTGCGCATGTCCGTCACTTGCGACGGATGCATAATCAGCACGTAGAACGAGCGGCCCCCGACCTTTATCGGGCGAATACCGCTAGTCAGTGCTTTGGCTCTGAGCACTGCCAGGTCGATCAGGGTAATGTCGAAAGTATTGGTACTAGCCAGTGATGCCGCATCGGTGACCCCGGTGGGAAGTATCTGCCGGGTCGTAGCGACCGGCGCTTGAAGCCCCGTGTATCTACTGTCCGCCTGCGGTATATACCCGGCGAGCTGATTCGGGGCCGCGTGATCAACGCGAGCTGCGTACCAGTCACCGAGGCGGTTGCGCCCGGTGCGCCGCATGTCGAACAGCACCCGCTCGTTGCTGATAGGTCCCACCAGCAAGGTCGCGTGGGCCAGCTCGTGGATATAGAGCTGCTGCCCGTAGGTAGTCGGCGCTTCCTCGGAACCCGTCAGGGTAGCGAGGTCGAGCGTACCAGGGGCAGACAGCAAGTTGCTGATGCCGTAGGTCACCGCGTCGCCCGAATGTTTCTGGAGATCGTCCAGGATCTGAATCATCCCGGTGTCCTCCTTGCTAGCCATGCGGAGGAACCAGGTCTCTTGCATGAACTGGGCGAGCATCAATTTCGCCCAGCGCTTATTGGTCAATGGATCATTGGTTGTGTATTCCCACCCTGCCACGGCGCATCCTCCAAAGAAGTTTTCAACTTCCCGAGAGTTAACGCCGTCTAGGGAATGCGGCGGGACTGGCTATAGCCAGTACGCAGTTTAACGTCCTGCGAGACGCTACAAACGCGACATTAACCAATGCCACGCTATAGTCAAGAGGGCTACTTCTTGGTCGCCCCGGACTTGGGTGGGTCAGCCTTCTTGAGCTGGTCCTGTAACTGGCTAACCTGCTTCTGCAACCCCACGATGGTCTGCGCGGCGGCGTTGCGTTCGGCGCTGCACCCGAGGGTTTGCATCTGCGCTTCAAGGGCTTGCACTTCGGGCGCTTGGGGGTTGGGCGGCTGCTGCGCGAAAGCTGCGGTCGCGGTGAACAGGGCTGCGATTACCAATAGTGCCTTCATTTTCTCATCTCGTGGGCAGCATCAAGGTTGGCTGACTGGCTCCCGTGATTGATGGCGTTGAGGTTGATGTTGGACCTGGCCCTAGCCAGTTCTTCCCAGTAGAAGTCGGTCGATCCTGCGGCGCAACCCAACCGGGAATCGAACCAGTGGGTGGAATGGTGGTCGGTGTTGCACCCGGCACCTTGGCTCCCGGCATAGGGTCTGGAACTGCCTCAGTCCCGCCTGCACCAAAGCAGAGGTAGATAACATTTTGGCCGTCAGGGCAGGGAGCCTTGTTGTCATGGTCCCAACAGGCAAACGTGGCGCTGTTTTCGTCCGCCTTGATCTCATACCAAGTGTAACTTTTTCCTGAATCAATCAGCGCACAGTCGGCACCACCGTCATATGGTGTCCCGAAAGTAATCGTGGTCTTGGACCCGGTGATGTTCTTGATCCTGCCGGTCATGTCTCTGGAGCGTTCTGTCAACTGCCCGCTGCTTACGGTGGGCTTTTCGCCCTGCCCGAGGTTGACGATGTGGCGGATGTTAAGTCCGTTGCTCCACGAGGCGAGGGCATTCCAAGTGAAGTTCACGCCACCAGCCATCGCTGGGGCGCTGTAAAAGTAAATATGCGGTCCCGGTCCCACCGAGATCATTGCTACGCCGCTGCCCGCGCCACCGTCTGAGTACCAACCGCCGCTGTAAAACTGCGAAGCACCGTGGATATAGACCTGCGCGAAGTTGGTTGCAGTCATGTACGCATCGCCAATCTGGAAGCCGGTCAGTTGGTTGCCGCCATAACCCCCGTAACCGGGAAGTGACAGTCCTGCCATAGTTGGGGAGTTGTGGAATTTTGCGGTGAAACCCGGTCCTGTGCCATCCCACAGGCTGATTCCCCCTCCTGCTGATAGAGAAGCGATGTTTATTGCCCCGGCTGCGCTAGTGCCACCGCCCCCGACAAGGGCCAGCGACATGGTATTCGGTTGCTGCCAACTACTGTTGCCCGCATTGAACGTCGTACTGTAAACCTGAAGAGCATCGTAGACGCTGCCAGATGCGGCATCGTTATACTGGTAGAGCGCTGTCGCCGCTCCGTTACCGGGGAACCCGCTCAAGGTAATATCGCTGACGCCGGAGCTGTTGCGGACAATCTGAGCGATGACGGTTGGGGTGAAAGTCGCCCCCACCGTCATGCCCAGACCGTTGTAGAAAGCGATGTTCCCCGATGCATTGGACAGATTCTCCATGACCACGGTGGCGTTGGTCGCGTGCCAGTTGGTCCCATCCGAATACGCTCCCTGCGCCAAGACGAAATTGCCCGTGCTAATCGCCATCTGACCTAGGGCATTGGTGCCGGTGCCCGCGAATGAAAGTTGCGGCCCGCCAGCGTAACCAAGGTTCAGGATGTTGCCGTTATTCACCACAAACGTGATTGCCGTATTCGCCACCGCACTGCTGAGGACCATCCCGCCCGCTCCAGCAGTCAGAATCCCCATCGCGTCTCCCGGCATTGCAGGGCCAGCAGCAGTGAACGTGCTGCTGACCATCTCGACCGCACCGTAGCTGCCAGTGACAGCCTGCTTGTCGTTATAAAAATACAGGGTCGCAGCAGCGTTCGCCCCAGCCGTCTTGTTCGCGATCAGGACACTGGTATTGGCGTTCTGATCCTTCTCGGCTTGCAATAAGGTGCCTCCCGTTTGCGCAGCTACTCCAATGCCCAACGCCAGCATGTTGTTATGACCGGCACTGGTGTACGTACTTCCGTCAGGGAAGTTCATCGTGCCAGTGAATTTCGGATTGTTATGTCCCGTGCTGGTTATCGTGCTGCTGTCAGGAAAGGTCACCGTGCCAGTGAAGGTGGGCGAGGCAATCGGCGCATAGATTGTATTCAGGGCAGCACCACAAGTCGGCACTGCGCTTGAGCTAAGGCTGGAGACATAGGCATTCGCGGCACAGCTCCCACCCGGCACCGTCCCATTCAGCTTGGTCACCGTAGCTACGTAGCTATTCAGACCTCCGCGAGCGAAAGTAAAATCCCCCGAAACCGTTTCCGCCTCGGAGACGTTGGCTGCTGAATATCCCGTGATCTGCGGCGGGGAGCCGTTAGGGAAACTGGGACCACCCGAGATGCCGCATTGCCCACCCGCGTCCACAAGATTTCCGTTGGCGTCGAACTTCACGCAGTCGTTGGCGATGAGCGTGCCCGCCGTGGTTCCAAACTTGGTAGTATTACCCGAAACCGTCGCGCTCGCCGGTCCCGTACCAGTAACGATGATGGGCATATTGGTGGTCAGCGCTGCCGATACGGCCATCCCGGTACCATTGAAATAGGGAATGCTGTTCGCAGGAGGTGCAACTGCGGCACTCGCCAATGGCACCGCTTGAGCACCGAAGTGCAATCCCGTCACAGTCGTTACCCCGGTAGGGCTGATGACGTTGACATCCCCGTTAATTGTCTCAGGGGCATACGCAGTTGCCGACTGCGCAATCAGAACCTGCCCGGCAGTTCCGCCACCACCATAAGTAACGCCACTGATCTTGCTTACCGTGACCGCGCCGCTTGCATTGAGCGTGGCGTCACCTGACATGGTGACTGCGGAAAACGCAGTCGCAGATTGAGCAACATCAAACTGCCCAGCAGTCGGCGCGGTAGCCGATCCGCGACCGCCGCTCGCTATCTCCAATGGATTAGTCAGGTGTAGTCCACTGGAATTGAAGAAGCCCACCTTGGTATTCGCTATCCAGAAATTGATCGGCCCACCAGCAGTGGTACTTCCATTAAGCATCGTAGCGATATTGATGCCATTGGTTCCCTGCGAGAACACCATCGCTGAATCGGGCTGCTCAAACATCCCGATTGTCGTATTGGGTACGAAGTTGGTGCCGTTGATCCCGAAAGTCGCCGAATCAGGCGCATTATTGTAAGCCCGGTAGTAAGCCTGCGCGGCGGTGCCGGTGTTCGGGTTTTGCAGCAGAATCTCAAGGTTGCTGTTCACATTGCCGGTAATGTTGATGGGGTCTGGTCCCGCCGCCTGTCCGATACCTAGATGGGTACCATTGTTCAACCCGGCAGTAGTCCAAGTCGCGGCATCCGGCATGGTCACCGTACCCGTAAAGGTCGGCGAGGCTTTGGGCGCATAACCGGGGCAATTGAGCGTGTAGGATCCGGTAGAGTTCCACACAAAGCTGCAACTACCGACACCGCCGCTGACCGTCTCCCACTCGGGCGTGTTGCCCGAGTTCACCCCGAAAACCTGCCCCGAGGCGCTTGAGGGCGGAATGGTCATCGTGATGAACGCCCCCATGATCATGTTGCCAAACGCAGCGGTCGCGGTATTGGGAATGATCGCGCTGAAGGGCGCGCCACAATTGCCGTACTGGTCGCAGATGGTGATCGACACCACCAGCATCTGCGTCCACTGGTTGGGGCCGAGATTGCCACTCGCGTCAGTATTGATGGACTTGACTATCCGCCCAATCGACACACCACCGATTACCTGCGTGCGAACCGAGTCGAAGTTGATGGAAGCGTTGGGCAGCGGCGCGCCGGTCGGATCGTAAACCGGGCCGGTCAAGGTACAGACCGAAGGAGCGGCTAATGCAGCACCACAGGTAAACAGCGCCAGCAGGACCGCGAGGACAATTGATTTCCACATCGCCCGCCCCTCCGCAAATAATTACAGATCCGTGTACCAGGTCTGAGTTGGTGGGAAATACACCAGCATCAGGAATTGACCAGCCGCCACCGTCACCGCGCGACTGATATTTCCGCCTGTGCCGGTTGAGAATCCGGCTTGCGCAATCAGCGCGAGCTGCCCGTTGAATCCAGCAGGCGCGACGATAGTAGTGATAGTCGCGGTGCCGCTGATGAGATGCATGAACTGGGTAGGATGAATGGTTGCTGCTGCGGCGATGTTCGGGCCGTAGTTCTGCCCGTTGGTATTCACTCCCTGGACCAGGTTCTGGAAGAACTGCTGGTTGTAGTTGTTCTGCACATCGAAGATCGACTTGACCCGATCCCGAAAGGAGCGGAAGTCGCGCACCTCGGTGAGCACTATGGGAGGCGGATTGTAGGCAGCGACCTGATAGCTCATCGCGTGCCGCCCTCCCGATATTCATAGGCCAACGCCTGCACTTCAGCCGGGCCGACTGTATTTAGCGTCACCCGGTGATAGCGGTCGTATTGCCGGAAGTTGAACCAGTCATCCGCACCGAGCACCGGGTTCGGCCCGGTCGAGTCAGGCTGGCCGAGCACGTAAGTGTGCAGCGGGATCATCGATTCGCTGGTTGGATAGAATCCCTCGCTGTAATTGGCCCGGACCCGCATGAGCTGAGTCAGTCGCGAGGGCGAGCCGATATAGCCGCTTTTGAGCATCATGGTGGTAGGGGTTCCGCTCCAGGTATAGGGAGTATTGTTCTGGTCGAAATATATCCCGCTCATCATCCCCGGCTGCGCCATCGGAACCGCATAGATCATGGTCATGTGACCAGTGGCCCATTTTCCGACCCGCACGTTGTAGGCCATATAGCGGTCGCGGACTTGATTGACTGCATCCTTCGACACGTAATGCCAGTAGAGAGTGGCGTTCACATCGTCGTACCAGCCGGTGGTGAGCTGGATGGCGGTCATGTCCACGTTGTCAAAGAAATAGCGCCGCAGATTGTTGGGGATGCGGGTGGGCGTATAGCCAGTGGTCACGTAAAAGTCATCGATCCCGAGAAACGCCACCGAATCCGGGAGAAC